TATTCGTATGGTGTGATGATACCGATGCAGCAGTAGATGATATTCTGCAACTTGGAGAGGTGCAATTAGTGAGAGGTTCGGTGGTTCCTGAATTCGTACCAGTTATGTATCAAGACGATTTGTTGCAATGTGGGTATTATGGTCGCCCGTTGTGTGCAACCCAATATAATCGTTTTGGCGCTGCTGTTGCAGTAAGCATGACTTCAGCAAAATTTTTTGCAGCATTAAACCCACCGATGCGGGGAACCCCGTCGGTAGTCACCCCGGATGTTTCAAAACTCGCATTAAATGGCGTCGCTGATGTGAATTTTTCTAGTTGGGCGATAGATGCAGGAGCCACTTCACATGTGTCGTTGCATATGAATATCACAGTGGCATCAGGACTTACCGCGGGCCAGATGTATATGACGTCATCGACAGATACAAAACCGATATTTTTGGAGTGTGAACTATGACGACCACAATCTACACCAAATCGGGTATAATCCAGTATATCCAGTCAGCCGGCATGAGTATACCCGCCGATGAGAAAAACCGGGATTACCGCAGGATAATGGCTCAAGACGCCATTACCCCTTTTGAAAGGGTTGAAATCGTTGAACCTGAACCTGTAGACAGCGTATCACTAGCAGACCGCATTGCCTCACTTGAACTGAGAGAAATCGAAAAGGAGTTAGGATTATGAGTATCATACAGACAATCAAAAACATCCTCATATTTGGGGCAGAAATGAGAATTGCAGAACTTGAACGCCAGATTGCAGCACTTGAAGACTATGTGCTTGAACGGGAGATGGAATAATGGATTACGAATCACTCTCCACGTTCGGGAAAATTCTCTACGCATCTTACAAAGCAGGGAAAACGGCGCTTGCAACAGTCCAGAAAGCGCTAACGACGGGTAAAATAACACTTGAGGAATTCAACTTCATCACAGGCGTTTCAGCATAAAAGGAGTAAGCAACGATGGCGATTACATCATACGAAGAATTAAGCACGTTTGGAAAAATTCTCTATGCCGCGTTTAGGGAATCGAAAATGATTGAAGCAGAGACAGTGAATCTGGCAGCAACACAATCTAAAATTACTGCTGCCGAAAAGACCTTTATTTTGGGGTGATTTTAAATGGGGAATGTTATCCCCGTAAAACCTATTTATGTAGGCGATACGGTTGTTAAATTAGGAGAATTTCAATCTGGCGACACTATTTCTAAGGTATATTGCCCGCAAGAAGTCCAGCGTTCTATTATCCTTCTCGGGTCTACCGCCGAAGTTCCGCTGAGCAGTGGAGGAGCAGTCGATACTGTTACGATGGCGACAAACGGACATATTATCACCGGAATAAAGTTCGCTGCAGGAGATTCAGACTTGTATGCCCAATGGCGAACCCGGTTGCCATATAACGTAAAAATCTATAGCGGATTTAAATATAAAGTCGGATTCTTACTTAAAACCGCATCTGCAGCAAGTACCAACGTTATTTTTGGATTACAGGCGCTTATCGTCGGTAGTGGAGGGGCAATAGATACGGCGTTGGGAACGGCAGTTGAAGTGACAACAGATGTTAGTTTAATCGGGGGGAATATCATGCTGATATCGGCAGAATCTGGCGTTCTTACGCCTGCTCTTGCACCAAGCAATCTTACCGTTGCAGGCGGTGAAGAAATTATCTTTAGAATCTATCGGAAAGGAACAGATACCAGTGCAGCAGACGTTCTTTTAACTGATGTTTACCTGACGTATACGACTGACAATTACGAAGATGCATAATGACGCGGCCTACAAAAATTCAACCGAAGGTGGCAATGGCGCAGGCGTTGGTAGCGCGGGCGGGTCTGGGGTTGTAATTATCCGGTATATTCCGTATGTTAGAAAAAAAGGACAACCGCACGTTAATTCAGGGGGTATGTTTATCGTCTGAATATTCCACAAAAGCATGTGTAGACACACAAACGTCTACTTTTTCCACAATTATTTACCCTTCTTTTTACATTTCTAACCAGCACGCCGCGCCTTTCACACATGACAGAAATTATGTGTAGACATGTAGACGTGTCCTCTAATATATATATAAAACATGAAAAATTAAAAAATAATAAAAAAATAAAATAGAAATATTTACTATATATATACTATATAATTATTATATATTATATTATTATATATCTAATATATACGATCTAAGGGATCTATTTTTTCATATTTTTGTTGTTTGTATATTACAGAGATCACGTCTACACGTCTACACATAGCAGCACGTGTTCGTATCTATCGCTTTAACACGCTCCGATTGCCTTACACTCTATGCAAAATTGTGCAAATTTTGTCTACGTATTGTCTACACATAATCGAAAAACGCTGAAAACGCCTTCGTTTTTTCCATTTTTATAAGACTCAAATTAATTTTAGTTAAAACAAAAAATGATACACTTATAGCAGGTCGCTATCGCGTGAGATATGTAGACGATACGTTGTAAGGGGTAGGTATCTAAACTACAATAGCGACAAGGGAATCGACGTTTTAGAAAAGATTAGGTGTGACGTTGTATGTCAGACTCGCAGGCCGAAACACCGCCCTCATTGCGGCACTTTGAGGAACAGGTAGCGCCCCATTCTGACACGATATACGGCGACATACGCTTCTGCGGACGCGGTGCGGGTAACGGAGGCTTTTCTGCCAGTTTTATCCCTTCCGTCCTCCAACAATCTGATTCCGGGTCCATAATGAAGCGCTCTGCATACACCTTTCCGTAAGGGGAGACTTTATAGGTGTTTATTTTACCGTGATGCCTCCCCGTAGATTTAACGCGCGTTCCTGTTTTTATCAAAAACCCGCGCTGCAAATACGTAATTATGTCTTTCCCATCGAATCCTTTGTCACGGATGTCGTTGAGTGAGAACGCTTTACTCGTTCCGTATCTGATGAAGAGTTCCGCGAATCGTTTACGGCACTCCCACGAAGTTCGATGTTGTGTCATTTCAAGCCTCAATTGTTGCTTCCTTGCTAATGTGTGCCGCGCGGATCGCAGGGTCATACCCGTCATGCTCTATCAATCCCTCTTCCCCTCCATATCAGCCTCAAGTTGCCGTTGAAACCTTTTGTTATACTTCAGTATGGGGTGAGTCTTGGCAACTCTCCTCGTGCATTCAAAGCGGGCACCCGTTCGGATGCCTGTTTGGATGTCAATCGGGTTTTCAATGTCTGCTTTTAGGACTTCTCTGTCCATATACAGAATATACTCAAATCCCGCGTAGAATTGGATATGCCCTTTGGATTTGGCGTATCTCTGACGCGGATACTTCAGGACTTTTTTATCGTCTTTCATACCATCTGCCTCTTAACGTCATCGCTTATTCAATCCATTTTCCGGTTGCGTTTGCCATTTTTTGTTTCTCCTTGTCCTATTGCCAGGCCCCTACGGGGTTAAAATGATAGAAGGGTTATGTCCAACCTACCTTCGGAACGGGGGCCGCTTGCGGCAATCCCTTACTGCTAACGTTTCCGGCGGCGAAGAGCGTGTTATAGGCGCCTGATAAGGAATCTACCTGATCGTCGTGTATTCCGTCGGGAAACCCGATCAACTCCGAGAACCATGAGTTATTCCAATCCGCTTCCACGACGGATATCTCGCCTCTACCTGCTGCCGCAGAAACGAGTTTAGCTCTGACCACCTTGTTTGCTGTCGGTTTGCTGGCCTCAACGCGATATCCCTTGAGAATCGTCCGTTTGTAAATATCTACCAGCAGTTTGGCAGCAGCGCCTCCTTCCTGTTCTATCACAATCCGTGTAGATAATCCGTCAGACTTTGCCACAGCGGCAATTGTGGCTTCCGTCTCTGTAGGTGCTAAACGAACGTGGACAACATCAAGGACAATGGCTTTGTCGCCGTCTCTTGCCAGAAGAGTGCCTGTGCAGTAGTCTGGCTCGTTTTTACCCTCAATCTTCTCGGTAGCAGCCAAATCCCAGAATCTAACTTTCCTTTTGTAAGAAGCGGGTGATGCTTGGACGATAGGGAACCAGTGCCGCTTAAACATATTACCTTGGAAGGATACGTCCCAATCCCCTTCTTCTAACTGCTTCCGCGTTACAGGGTCTAATACGGCAAGAGAGCGCTTATAATCGTCGATATTAAGATACGGATTATCTGTTAGTAAAGACTTAATGAACTTCTTCGTGCCGATAAACTTGTCTTTTACCCAATCGTGCCCAATGTTGCCGGGGTTTGAGGCAGACCGGACACGGAGAGGAATCGGGTCGTTTGCTGCTTTACGTAGACGAGAGAACAGGTAATCGTAAACGATTTGGTTGAACTGTGTTAATTCATCGAATCCTATGAAGTGAAACTGTGCGGACTGGTATCGATACCTGTCGCCGTCTGTCTTCATGTATGCAAACGTGAGTGTGGCTCCTGAAGGGAATACCCACGACTTGCGTTTGTCTTCCCACTTGGCATCTGTGTCCGACAACCATGCCCGTGCTCTGTCCATCAAAGCGTCGGGAAGCGACAAATCTGTGAACGTCTTACGAAAAAGGATTGCTTTGTATTGGGGATATTCCACAAACATTAAGGCTGCCATGAGAAGAGCATCACTCTTTCCTCCTCCCGCTGCTCCACCAAAGAACACTTCTCTATCCAGACGAACAAGAAACTCTGCCTGCTTCTTTGTAGGCTTTCTGTGCGCCTCTGGAATGTATTTGTTATTGACTACAAATTCGTAGAGTATTTTTACTTTTAACTGTGAAACACGACTTAACCGCTTGAACTTATAATCGCTCGTGTCTTCTTCTTTAATCCCGAGGAAATCGACACTATCGCGGACAGGAACTTGAAGAAACGGTTTCCGGTTGAATGATACCATTATACTTCCGTGAACTCCGCGTCTTCGATAATCGCATAATCTTCATCGAGTAAATCCGCATACGTCTCAAGAATGTCCGAGATAGCCACTTTCTTTACCTCGATAGGACCGCCGCCAGCACCTGTCACTTCGATTCTCGAACCCGGCATATAGTCTTGAGGTAGGATACGTTCTAACGACCATGTAGACGCTCTCCAATCATCCTTTCCCGCATCATGAATACGTTTTAGGTGTATCGCTTCCCATTGCACCATTGCACGGTCTATCTCAAAGAAAAAGTCCAGAAAGGCGTTGTCTCCTGCCAATGCTCGTGTCTTCCACTGACTGAAGGTGTAAGTAGTAACACCTGCCATGACGGCGGCCTTCAGGGGTGACAATCCTAGCAAAATAGAAGCAATTATCTTCTTCTTTTTCTCTTCGGTGAAATGCTCTACAGGGTTTTGAGATACTAAGGCAAGCGGAACTTCATGTTCTTCAGGATATTTCCTAACGTGCCTAATACGTTTATTCTCTTTCAGCCGTGCCTCGTTTTTCGCCTCAAGTTCGGCCATCTCCCTCGCGGGTCTAGAAGGAGGAGATGCCTTCATACCGACCTTCAACCGCTTCCTGTCTGTCTTCGACGCTCTGGCCGCCGCTTTACGTTTAAAGTCGTCTAAAGCCCGCTTCGCGCTGATAGGCGCTTTTCCATCGCTTATTTTATTAACGCCCATTTTGACCTCCTTTCTCAAAAGTTAATTTCGGAAAAGGAGCCTAAATTAGGCTCCTTTTAGGGGAATACGCTTGGACTGGAATTCCACTCTGTTTTCGGTGAAATTTTATACAGATAGTCTGCATATCGTTGCCATTGAGAGGCATTCCACAATAAGAGGTTAGTATTCGATGTCTTATTAAACATCTTTCCGAAGCGTTTTGGGAAGGTGTTTTTAGAATACATGCTTAAAACACCGCGCTCATAGACATAGCATACGCCAAAACGGACGCCTGCCGACCACGACGACGAATCAACGCTGTATACGGCAGGATGATGGACGAGTGCTTTTAGATTCTCAAGACCGGTATACCCGAACACATGCACGCGAGTCTGATGTTTTTCGCAGACTGCTAGGATTTTGCTTAATATTTTCGCGTTTTTATTGTATGACGACCCGATTCCTATGAAGTCCTTTTTACCGCATACGTCCTCAAGAGTCTCACTGTTCGTCGGATGCCACACGTAGAGCGGGTCTAAATTATACGCATCAAATATCTCCCTCAAGTGGACTTGCAAGGGCCAGCCATAGACCTTTGCAACGTCCAGTTCGATGTATGTGCATTTGTCTTTGTAGTCCTGCAGCCATTTGCAGTAGTCATGGGTATACTGAATAGGGTCAGGTGCCTTTGTCTTCTTTGCAGTCTGGTTTGAGGCTCCTGCTTTGCCTGCTACGGCATGAAACGTATGAGCACCGCTGTCTACCATTATCTCTTGGAAGACTCCCTCATGGCGTTTCCACCATTCTGCCTTAATCGTGTTCTTATAAAAATAGGACATCAACCGCCACTTGATTAAGCGATTGACCCGTTCCATATCTCGATTCGCCGACCCTTGATAGGCACCCGCTAAAAATATTTTCACTTAATATTCCCTCCAGAATTTTTAATTATCGCGAGCATTCTCCGAATTACATTAAAGTAATCATACTCTGCCGCAATCTTCTCTTGACACCATCTCAAAGCGTCTTTGTGCATTTCGTATCCAAAATCGGATTGAAGCACTTTGATAAACTCTGTCATCGTGTCTTCATCAGCACATATGAACGGAGGCGGCACATACTCTCTGCAACACGTTCCGGCAAGAATCACTGGCATACACCCTGCGGATATTGCCTCAATTGCTGCATATCCGAACGTCTCCTGCCGCGACGGGACAACGATTATACGCGATTCCCCAAGCAGTTTGTAATAATCGTCTTTAGGCATATTCTTCTCATGAGTTATTACCCAATTCCCTTTTGTGGACTTTATCAAGCGTTTCACAATATCGTATCCTTTCTCTTCGGTAAGACGCCCTGCAAACACTATTCCTTCCCTGTTAGTGTTGATACCTGCCGAGAAGCGTTGCAGCCTTACTGCATCAATAGGAAGACCGGTTACGTGTATTCTTTCCGCGTCTACCATACGATTTGTGCATATCAGGCGTTTGTGGAAGTCTGTTGCAACGAACACACTGTCGCAGATATCAAACAGAACTTCCTCAAGTCGTGTTCCTATCCGAGTCAGTCCACATTTCGCTGTCTGGTCGTGTCGGTCATATGTTCCGGCGTGCCAGATAGAAAATATCTTGAAATTAACGCCTGCCATCATACGAACATACTCTAGCGCCTCAAGACCCGGATATTCGCCGTCAAGAGCGAGAACCGCGTCCCAATGCTTGAGATTGTATGTCAATAGTTTTGCTATACATGCAGCCTTGAACTGCATTGAATCGGCAGGTTTGAAGAACCCGCCCGGTGTAGGCTCGACTCTCCGGTCTCTCCAATCGTCAGGGGTTATCCATTGATAGTCTATCTCATCGCCGCGAAAAACAGTTTTGAACCATTCTTCCCACTGAATTGAGAATCGCATATCCATTGGCTCAATAGGTAAAATATAGAGGGTCATTGTTGCACCGCCTGAAACACTCTGTAGCGGGCGAGAATGAGAATATACATGAGGCGTTTGCGCAGAACACGCGGATTATTCCACACGCCTGCGAGAAACTCTGCGACGCAATACGTTCTCGTGTTTCTACAGTCTTTGAAATCTGTAGTCGCGTCCGGGCCAATATTATACCGTTCTACCCAGAACTTAATCTCTTCTCGCCTGACAGCCATTGCCTTCTCGTTGATAGTGAAGCAGTCGTTATACAATGACATCGGGATAATAGACGGCGATAGACGGGTAGGGGTGCCGTCGAGAACTATGCAACCCCGTGCTGCATCGAGATATCCGTTAGAGTCGTGGTATAATTGGAAGAACTGTCCAAGCCCGCCTGTCGTGGATGCGGAAAGTCTATCCCCAAGTTCGTTTATGGAGAATCCGTGTTCATCGAACCATTCTCCAGCATCGTTCAACGTCTGGATGTTCTCGCCGGGAAATAGCGACATTGTAAGCCAGAACACCATATCTTTCGGGAGAGTCTTAACGATAAACATGACATCGTCCATCGTTCCGGTCTTGTTCATCACCGCACGGAGAGACGGCGACTCTAACCCGACTTCAATAAGATGAACGCCTGCTTCTCGCAGATATGTCTCAGGGTCTATGTTAGCATGTATAAGAGTGTTCAACAGGTTTTTGAGGCTGCTAACCGTTGTTAGAAAGATAATCTTGTTGTTCCGCGGATTAGTCTGCCTCAATACATTTAACTTCTCAAGTCCTTCCCCAAAGAATCCTATGAAATCCTCGTCGCAGAAATGGACGTTGTAATCATTGCGGAACGCCCATTGACACATGGTGCGGAACTCTTCTAACGATACAGCCACACGTCTGTTGAGTGCGTGTTTTCTGTTAGGAGGGACTGGACAGAACGTACAATTACATCCACACCCATACGATGAGAAGAGCGGCACGACACGGCGTGCATCGTCAGACTTCGTATGTAAATCACAGTCTGATAGTAATCCATATGCGAATTCTTCGATATACTCATGCAGGTGTGCGATCCCGATATGAATAGCCGTGTCATCCAGCACATACTCCTTCACCCCGTCACGCTTTATCAGCGGCCGATATCCGAAAAACTCCGCCTCTGGGAACTCCGTTAGAAGCCACTCGTTCGCCTCTTCCTGTTGATACGACCAAAATGCTGACAGGACACGTAAACGGCTTTCTTCCCTAGATTTCAACAATTGTTTATGGACTTTCAGCGGAGTCACGTCTTCAAAGAGTTCCACGTTTGCACCAGATGTCTTTAAAAAAGAATACAGAATATAGGGGTCATACCCAAACGAACCCCTGACAACTTCAGTTGTCGCAAAATCAAGGATAATATACTTCGGCTCCATTTTCTCCATCCTCAAATACCGAGCACATCATTTCCCGGTCCTGTGCTTCAAGTTTCTGCCCCATTTGGTGAATAACGTGTTCTGCAAACATTTCGCAGGAGAACGCACTGCTGCTGCGTTCCCTCATGAAATTATGTATAGTGTGCTTCAAATGCCGTTTCACTATGATAAATTCCATTTCCCTGTTAGCATGACGGACCTCTATCCGAAACGTGACGTGGAACACGTGTCTGTGCATATGCCGCAAGAACTCCACTTCTTTTGGTGCAGACGGGTAGTGATGAATTCCTTCTATCTGGTCTCTGACAACGATATATGACTTCATTCTCTCTTCCCTATCAGTTCCATAAACTCTGCCCGCGTCTTCTCGTCTTCTTCGAAATACGGCGATGCTCGAATAGCACTTGTAATCATTTTAGCACGCGGTTTTCTCACTCCTCGTATCCGCATACATTCATGGACGCCCTCTACGACAACTATTAACCATTTAGGCTCTAGTTCTGCGGCAATGAAATCGGCAATCTGTGCCGTCATCCGTTCCTGTATCTGCGGGCGACATGCGAACTTGTCAACTACCCGTGCTAACTTTGATATGCCACAAATCCTGTTGTCTGGCAGGTATCCGATGTGAGCCACCCCAATAAACGGTAGAACGTGGTGGGAACAAAGTGAGGCGAAATCAATGTCCTTTAACACAATGAGTTGGTCATAGTTAGGATTCTCAAACGTGGTGAAATTAATGTCACATCCACGCGACTCCCACTCCTCGACAAATCGGCGATATCTGTCTGCTGTGTTGGTCAATTCCTCTTCATTAAACAATTCGTCTGGGATTTCTAACTTCATGCAAACGCCTCAATTTTTAACAGTTTATGCAATCGGGGCGTGAAATTAAGCCCTTCGTAAATACACGCGGTTGCTATGCGTTTATGTTCTTCCGTCTCGTTGCCGTCGGTTGTTATCGGCATCACGTAATATCTCGCGATATCATACTGGTCTATAAGATATCGCAGTTTTTTCACACTCTTCTCGTCTGCCGCAAGGAACTTGAACCAGACGTTATACATATCTGCCTTGCGTGACAAATCGAGCCACCAGAAGAACTCCTCTGTATCATACGCCTTTGGACTGACAACGATTGTATCAAAGAGGTCTGGGCGACGCGGAATAATTGTTCCGTTCGTCTCTAAATCATTGACCCACGGCTCCCTTTCAAAGCAAGGGATTTTCTGGATGTTTGTCTGATAGTGTATTGCCTCGTAGATTCCGTCCTCTTGCAACAAAGGTTCACCGCCTGTCCACACGAAATGGCGTGCTACTGCGGTATCGACAACGTCTACCGGCTCCATCTCAAACGACTCGCATTTCCCGTCATGGGAGTATTTCGTGTCGCAAAAAGAGCAATTTAAATTGCATCCATACAATCGGATGAATTTAACATATTGCCCCACGTTCGGACCTTCCCCTTGCAGGGACGCATACATTTCAGCAAGTCTCATGGCAACCACATTTCGATTCAGCACGCCACTCCGCATACGACGTTGGGGTTTCCCACAACCGGACAAACTCTACTTTGCCACGTTTTGCAGGGAAGGATTCTGATAGTTCTACGGCAATGTCCAGAACCATCAGTTCTGCAGTCGGTAACGGATAAACGTCATTGAGATACTTGTGGTCAAGTTTCTCGACGATGGGGATAACGAATTGCTTCAAATCCCCAAAATCTATTACCATTCCGGTTTTCAAGTCCACAAACCCTTCGACACCTACTTCAAGTTTATAGGTGTGCCCGTGTAGATTGCGGCACTTTCCGGGGTGCTCCGGCAAATAGTGCGCTGCATCAAACGTGAATTGCTTAACTACTAACATTCAATCCTCCCCATCTATCATCTCGTTCAAATCCGGTTCGTCGTCCTCGTCGCTGTCCAGAAACGAATCAAGATAGAACTGGACAGCATTGAGGCATATGTCGGGCAGACTGTCTATTTCACCAATCTCCCTGATTTCTCGGATAGTGCTCTCGAACCGTTCCTTATCCTTTTTCGTTTTGAACAGGATAGTTACCGTCTTGAATCCGTCCTCTGCGGGAGCACCGCCGAGATTGTCGCCAGACCCAGATTTCCCTGCCTTCTCCTCGTTTGCCTCGTCGATATCGCGTATGATATCGTCTGTTGCCGCTTCTCCCACTTCTGGCAAGTCTGCCATGATTTCGTTGAGGAGTTTAAGTTCTACCGGGTCTATGACGACCATTTCACTGACAGCAT